AAAGAAATTATAGTAAAAGTTTATAAAGTTAAAGGTAAAGTTTTATCAAAAGTACAATACGAAGCAAAGAAAATTGAAAGAATATCTGATATAAAAAAGATGATAGCTGTTGAGAAACAAAAAAAGAGTCCAAAATTATTAGGTGGTTCTCCTGTGGCTGGTTTTACAGATGCTAATAAACAATTAAACGCTTTAGACGAATGGATAGATATATCTTTTAAAGAAGGTTGCTGGGGTGGAGAAGAATTGATTGACTGGGAGCAAATAGAAGTTGTGAATAATAAACTAGAAAATAACGGATGTTAATATGAAACTAATTAATTTATTACAAGAAGACATCAGTAAGATTAAACAACCAGTCGGTGGTTTAATCCCTAACGAAGTATCAAAGAATGCTCATATTCTTGGTGCTAACCCTATCCAGTTAGAAGCTATTAATCCTTCTGGTCAATGGACTGATGTTGAGATAAAGACTGAAATACAAAAACTTGCTAATGGGGAGGATACTTATATGTGTGTTAATTTTTCAACTAATAATGTAAGAGAATTAATCCATAAATTTAGATACAACGAGGAGATAAACTTTTCAGATATTTATTCTGGGATATTAACTGGGACAAGACCAAACAGAGGCAACAGCTTTGAAAATGTATTTGAAATAACTAGAAAGAAGTTTTGTGCTTGGGAGACTGAAATGCCTTTAGACTTAAACACAACTTTATCAGAGGTGTATGACACTGTTATTACAGATAATTTAAGAAAAGTAGTTGAGTTAAGAGGAGAGAAATATGAACTACGCTACCAGTTTTTAAAACAAAGTACTCCGCAAGTTATAAAGTATGGGTTAAAAGTATCTCCTGTTACTGTGGCAGTAGAGGGTAGGTATAACTGGAGAAATGGCAAGATAGTTAATTCAGGTTCAGGATATAATCACGCTGTTGTAATAATAGGCTATGTAGAAAACGACTGTTGGTATTTAATGGATAGCGAAAGTTTACAAGTATTAAAGTTTGATTGGAATTACAAGTTTGCCTTTACAGCTGTTCATTCAATTAAAAAACTTAATATGATAACAACTTATAAGAAGCACGGCGACCCTACAATTTGTGTAAAGAAAGAAAACGAAGATGCTATGATAGCTTTTGCTGATGGAGATATAGACGGTGGAACATTATTTAAAAGCTTGTATGATTGTGAGTATAAAGATTTACCAAGAGTTTATGTAGAAGAGTGGCAGTTCCCTATTAAGTATTGGATTTATTCTAAGGAAGTCGCTCAAGGAGAAGTGGTAGAAGTAATTAAGCCAAATACATTTTTACAAAAACTAATTTATTTATTCACTAAGTAAATACTATGTTAAAAAAATACCCAGTTTTAGGTTCATCAATAAACCCAGATAAATATTCAAGCACAATCAAATCTCTTATCCCTTTAGTAGTATTAGTAGGGATTAAGTTTGGGCTAGATATTGAAGCTACTGAACTAGACAATCTGATTACTACAGTGTTTGTAGCAGTAAACGCTTGTGCATCAGTTTATTATGCTGGGCGTAAGATATACGTGAAGATTGTAAAATAAGTACTTCCTTGGGGCCTAGCCTCGATGGGGCCTCAAGATAATTATTTAATTATAAAACTATGTACACAATAAAAGGTTTTTCAACCAAAAAAGATATTAAAAAACAATTTGTAGACAATGGTGTACCTTTAGTAACAGCTTTTGATTTTGTTGATGCAAAATGTGATGATGATACTTTAGAAGGGTTGGAAATATTTGATAAAAAAGGTAAAAAACAAAAAATAAAAAGAAGAAGAAAAGGAATTGTTAGTAAAATTAAAGATTTAATTAATTAATATGGCATATACAACAATAACATTAGTACGATCAGCATCAGGATTTGCTAATGTGACAAATATTCCGGATGCTACTGTAACTGCATATATTTCTGATGCAGATAGTGTGATTAATGCAGCCTTAGGCGAGCGTTATTCTATACCATTATCAGAAACTCCCGAGATAATTGAAACAATCAGCCGTCACATTACAGTTGGTCTTTTATATGCCAATGAATATGGAGAAGAAACTAATGATACTGACAAAGGATGGGAAAATCGAGTAAATTGGGCAATGGATCAATTAGAAAAAATTAAAACAGGTATTTTGAAACTTTACGGAACTACTGGAGATGAATTAACTCGGGCGACACTTCATCAACCAGCATCTTATCCAACCAGTGCAAGCAGTGAAGAAGATGCGACAGATAGTACCGCTCCCAAATTTACCATGAATAAAACATTTTAATATGGATTTCAAAATTTCGCTAGACTCAACAGAGGTAACAAAAAAATTTAGTCAAGTAGCGAAAGATATAAAGAATTTTAATGAACCATTTAAAAAAGCTGGGGATGATCTACTTAAAATGTATAGTAAGGATAATTTTCAGAAACAAGGTGGTTCGATTGGGGATAATTGGAAAGAATTGAGTGCGTCAACACTTAAAATGAGAGCCGAAAGAAGTGGGTATTATAAAAAGAACCCTATTCAAACCAACAAGAAACTTGTGTGGACAGGTAAATTGAAGAAAGGCTTTGAAAAAGTGGTAAGTAGAACTAAATTGATAATAAAAAATGATGTAAATTATTTCAAATATCATCAGCTTGGATCGGGAAGAAAACCACCACAAAGAAAGATGCTGTCAATTACTTCAAAAACAATTACAATACTAATGAAAAGAGTAAACGCATACGCTATAAAAATAATCAAAAAATAATATGGATGATGTATTACAAACAATTTTAGATCTGATGAAAGCAAGTATTAATAGCGTAACGGCAGGAACTATTAAGACTTTTTATAAAGGCAAAGTTAACCCAGATGTAGTGCCACAAGATTACATGCGCGCATTAATGGTTTACGGAAACTCAACTAGTGTCGTGGCTCTTTCAACCTGTAAGGACCAATATAAATACGATATAACAATTAAGTTAGTAGATAATTTAAAAAATTACCTTTCGACTTCCGGGGTAACCGAAACTATAAAACATCAAGAAGCAATGTATAACTTAGTGGAAAAAAGAGAAACGACTGGTGTGTTAAAAGCTGATACTGTCATGGGAATACTCCGAGCAAATATTCGTACCGATGAATTCCTTTTTAATAATGATATAACAGCAGATTACACAATAGTGCCAAGCGAATCAGGGAGTTTTTGGCGATTAGAATGTGATATAAACCTAACAGCTACAACAGATATTTTATCAAGACCATAAAATATGGTATAATATAAGTATAAATTTTAATAAAAAATTATGAAAGTTAAAATATTAGAAGAATTTTATATACCCGGATACAAAAAAATACAAAAAGGAGTAGAAATGGATATGCCATATGAAACAGCAGAAACTCTGATTTCAAGGGGATTAGTCAAGCAGTTGAGTAAAGATACCAAAAAGGATGGCAAAACGTCAGAAACGGCAAAATCTGATGAAATAGAAGCATCTGACGTCGAAGATGCTGAGCCAAAAGAAGTCAAAAAGTATAATAAACATAAAAAATAAAATATATGGGATCATATTCAAGAGAAGGTTATCTAGCGTTAGTCGCCGAAGCAACAGATGCAGAAAATGTTGCTGTTAAACCAACTGTCTTTGTTCCTCTAATGAGCGAAGATATAGTAACAGAATGGGGAGCCGTTCCAGCAACCCCAGTATCTGGTGAAAGAACCATGAACTTACGCGGTGTTTCAAAAATCATTGCTGGACCAAATGGAACTTTAAACGTACTAGCCGAACCAAAGACCATGGGATATTTCCTCAAAGGAGTATTCGGGGCAGTAACATCAGGACAATTAATGAAAATGACAAGTGCCTCTGGCGATTGGGCTATTGCTGACACTGTTACAGGTGGAACATCTTCAAAAACAGCCACGGTTGCTTATGTATCAACAGAATCAGATTATTTGCTTGTAACATCCCCAAGTGGAGCGTTTACAGATGGTGAAACAATTACAAATGGATCAACTGGTACAGGAACTTTGACACAACATGATGCCACAGTTTATGGACATCAATTTTTGGCACCACAATCAAGCCTTCCAACATACACAGTTGAAATTGGATTAGCTGATAAAGCATACCGATACACAGGCGTAAGATTTAAAGGTTTAGATAGTATCGCACAAAGTGATAATATTATAACCGCTGGAATTTCCATGGTAGCGCGCGCACAGTTTATTCATGGTAGAATTACAGCTACAACAACTGCAGGTGCAGGTGCAAAAACAATTACACTAGATCAAACAACTGGACTTGTGGCAGCCGACACAATTAAGGTTTATAGACCCGGAACTGGCTTCTTAGATTTTAGTGCAGCAAGTACAAAAACTCATACTGTCGGAACAGTGGCAACCGAAACAACCATTACAATTACAAATCTTGAAACAGAAGTTGTAGCTGGTGATTTAATAATGTTATCCCCACAAACACCAAGCTATACAATTGATAGTGAGTTTAGTTGGATCGGTGGATCACAAGTAAGAATTGGAGATGCAATCACCGCAACTGTCGCAGCGTCAGCCACCTGTATAGAGGACTTTGAAATTGTTTTAGCAAATGATACAGAAGATAGATATTGTGCTAATGGTGTGAATGTACTAAACAGATTTCCTGCAGCAACTTATCTAAAAGGCTTGACAGGAAATGGAAGCATAACAAAAACCTACACAGATGATGTATATCTTAATAGGTTGAGAAAAAGCACAGAAACAGCTATACAAGTCGTTCACACAGGAAGTCAAATTGGATCAACCGGACAGTATTACCAGATTGATTGGAGATTGCCAAAAGTAATATTTGATCCTTTCAATGCGAATATTAGTGAAGATGATTTGCTTAATCAGGAGATGCCATTCAATTTGTATAATAGTTCAGATGATGGATATACAATGAAGTGTTTGCTGGTGACATCTGTTGCAACTTATTAGGTACAAAAAAGCGGGGCTTAATTGCCCCGCTGATTAAAAAGATTGTTGATTATATAAGAGTTAAAAAAATCAGCCCAATAAATAATATTATTAATACAAGGCATCCAGCACAGCATCCTTTTGTACCTTTATCTAAAGAGGATAAAAAATAATCACCTGGTTTATTCATAGAATTGAATTAAAATTTAAGTTAATTCATTCATACCATAAAAACAAATATATGTCAACAGAAAATACAGACTTCAAATTTTTTAAAAGAGATGGATATAGTTTTAAAATAAAATGTTGGCTTACCGCTAATGAAATGAGAGAAATACAAATGGCACCGTATAACGGGCTAGAATTTAGCAAAGAAGAATTGGAAAAAACAATTCAAGGAGAGCTTATAGTTAAAATGGAAAATAATACTCAAAATAAAACGATTGAAAAATATGTTATAGAATTTAATGAAAACAAAGAAAATATTTTGAGCAGGATATTAAATTCTAATTCTGAAATTTTAGTTGACATTGAAAAAAGCATCAAAGACTTAACAGAAAACGAAGAAAAGGTAAAAAAAAACTCATCAACGACTATAAACGACTCAATAGAATAGGAAGTGGAAAATATGATGAAAGAATTAGCATAGCCATGCTATGCCAAGATATGAAATGGACTTATCAAGAATATCTGGACCAACCTCATTGGTTAATAGAATTTTTAAATGAAAAAAGAATTATTGATAATAAATATATAAATTCATTAAATAAATAAATATGGCCGATCCAAAATTGCAAATAGTAGTAACAGCCGTTGACAAAGCGACTGCGACACTTAATAAAACTGGTGTTTCAATGGATAAATTAAGGTCGGCTTCTAAAATGGCAGCAACAGCAATTGCTGCTGTTGGAGTTGTTATGGCTAAAACTGCTGTTCAAAATGCTGTAAAATTTGAACAGATGTTGGCCAACATAAACACACTGTATGATGATGGCGGAAAATCTGTTGAAAGACTAGGAGAAGGAATACAAAAATTATTAAAAGTAATACCAAAAGACGCTGACGATCTCGGAGCGTCTGCTTATGCTATTGTATCAGCAGGAATAAGCGACACGACAGATGCTCTTAATGTATTAAGATATTCTGGGGAATTGGCAGTAGCTGGTTTGGGCGAAACGGCAGAAGCGACTGATATTGTCACTTCGGCGATCAATTCTTTTGGGATAGACGCAAGTCATGCAGACAGTATTGCCAATTCTTTCTTTTTAGCAGTTAAAAACGGAAAAACAACTGTATCTGAATTGGCTCGGGGTTTTGGGCAAGTCGCACCATTGGCAAATTCATTGGGTATCAGTTTTGAAGAATTGATAGCCACTACATCTGCCATGACTACTTCTGGTTTGAAAGCATCAATAGCATATACACAAACCAGAGCCGCTTTGTCAAACTTGATTAAGCCAACAGAAGCAATGCAGATGGCATATGACGAATTAAATATTACAAATATACAGACCACATTGACAAATGATGGATTGGTAGAAACCATGAGATCATTAAATCGAGTATCCGAAGAATCGGGAATACCACTCGCTGATATGTTTGGTTCCGTTGAAGCACTGAATGGAGTTATGATGCTTTTGGGTAGCACCGGAGATAATGCTAATAAAATACTTGCAGATATGACTGTTAAAAATGGGGCATTGAGTTCAGCATTTGGTAACACAACAAAAACAGTATCAAATCAATTTCAATTATTAAAAAATAATTATAATGTTGAAATGATGAAATTAGGAATTCAAATATTACCAAAAATAATCAAGGCAATGGAAATATTAGGAAAAATAATTGATTCCATGACCGTTGGGTGGGATAAAATGACAACAGCATTATCTAAAGTTATTATTGCTTTTGATAAAATAGCGTCCGTAGCCAGCAAAGCATTTGATGCAATAAAAAAAGTATCAAGTCTTTTACCAAAAGGTGGCCTTATAGGGTCAGTATCCAGTGCATTTTCAGCTTTAAGCCTTGGGGGAGGAAAGGCAGATGGCGGACCAGTATCAAACAAAAGAACATATATGGTAGGAGAGAATGGACCGGAAATGTTTACACCACAAACCTCTGGTAACATTGTTCCAAATCATAAATTACAAGGTGGTGGTATAAATATAGTGGTAAATGTTGGAGGAAGTGTAACATCAGAAAGAGATTTAATAGATGTAATAGGCGACGCTTTAACAAACAAAATGAAACTTAACCAAGCCATAGCTGGATAGTATGTTATTTTATTATATAAATTCAACTGATCGAAGCGGAGATGTAGAATCAAATACATTTTCAAAACAAGGGCAGATACAACAACGAACTGATGTCTGCTCTTTTGACGTATTCAAAGGAACCAAACCAGAAGAAAATCAAGATTTAAAAGTTTATGATGGGGCGACAGTAGAAAGTCACTCTGGAGATACAATCGTTTTAAAAGATACTTACGAATTAGAGGTCAATGCTTTTCGTATAGGTCAATTTATATGGCTCAAAATTGGCGACAGTGCAATAGAAAAGGCAGAAGTGTTAACTTATACCGAAAGTACCAAAACAATCGTTTTAACGGCTTCTCCCGATGTTTCATTGAGCGCTGATGATCAGATAGGAGAATTAATATTTGGCGGAACGATCGCCCAAGTACAAGATGAAAATATTGTTATTTTAGATAACATAATTTATAAAGTAACCGGGACTGACTATACAAGGATTTTTGACAAAAAAAGAATATCAGATACGTGGGAAGATGTAGGCTCGAGATATATTATAAATGATTTTTTAAACACTACAGTAAATTATAACTCAACAATAGATGATTTAAGTTATGCAAATGCAACCGCTATACGTGCGGAATGGATAGAAAGCGGAGATGGAGATAATCCAACCATAGATGCTGCGAGTTATTTAGAATCAACATCAGCCGGAGTATTTGCTTGGACAAATTCAGGTAATACAGCTTTATGGTCTGCAACTCCAACGAGTAAAAATCTTGCTCAATTTTTTGGAACGTCATCAGGACAACCAACAAAAGGATTTATGATGTTATGGGGACAAACGACTGATCAAGCTAAAATAACTACTTTAAAAATACGACTAGGATCAGACAGTTCAAATTATGCTCTGTTTACTTTTGATTTAACAAGTGAAACAGGTTATCAATATATGAAAAGCAGAGGAGTAGACGCAGCGGTGACGGGAACCCCAGACTGGACCGCAACTGATTATTGTGCCATTGAGATAGTACAAACAGCTGACGGGACTATAAATTTAAACGGCATAAGAGTAAATGATGACAGTTCGTTCACCTGTTTTAATGTTGAAAGCACAAATAATTTTGACGATTATAGAAGCCCGCATTTAAGCCCAGCTAAACTTATCAATCAAATTGCTAAATCATGGGAAAGAATATGGTATATAGACTATGAAAGAGATATCCATTTTAAAATTAAAGAAAATACAGTCGCTCCTTACGGAATAAATGATACAAGCGATAATTTTACTAATTTAAAAATAACAGTTGATACTTCTAATATAGGAAATAGAATAAAAATTTTTGGTGGAGAAAAAATATCAGATTCGGAATATTCAGAAATCAAGGAGGGTGATAGTGCAAGGAGAGAATTTAATTTATATAGAAAATTTAGTGGTTTAGTAATTACTTTAGACGATAATTCAAGTACAGATTTAACGGAAGCAGGGACTACGACAACTAATGTGACAGCAAATACTCATGGATTAGTGACCGGCGACTATATTACCAACAGAACACGAAGCAATGCTGTAAGAAAAATAACAAAAGTAGATAATGATAATTTTACAGTTGAAGCAGTCACTGCACAAACTAGTGGTGATACTTTTTCTAAATTTGCGACTAGTAAAACATCAGGAATTGATGGTCTTGTTGACGAAACAACAGTTGATTATGTTTATAATTCAAATGCACAATCCGTGCGCGCGACAGACAGCGAGTCAACGTATGACTCGGGAGATTTTTTGAAATTTACTTATTACGAAAGATTACCAATAAATATTGAATATACAGACTCCGCTTCAGCCAATGCTTTAAAAGCCCTTGGACTTGGAGATGGTATTTTTGAAATGGATCCGATAAGTGATAGAAATATACAAGACGATGCGATTGCGTTGAGTTTAGCACAAGCCAAAGTTCAGGAATTTGGGAATCCTATTATTTCAGGTACTTTTAAAACAGACCAAAAAGGTCTAAATACTGGACAGCTTTTAACAGTGGTCGAAACTACCAATAGAAGTATAAGTGCAGATTATGTTATACAAACAATTAATACAAGACAAAGAGAAGGGAAATTTAAGGATTATCTAACTTTCAATGTTAAATTTGGGACAACACTTTTTGGATGGATAGAATTCATGCAAAAACTTTTGGCCAATGGACAAGATGTTGAACTAAATACAGATAGTGTGGTTCAAACTTTTGCGACTTCTTATGAAGATGTAGAATGTGATGAAAGCAATACTGTCACATTGGGTGGTATTTTAGTCGCTGATGAAGATGAAGATATGGAATGTAGCGAGGTAAATAATACATACGAAAATGCAAACAATTGGAAGTGGGAAACAAGCACCGGCCAACCAATAAAAACTAGGTGGTCATTATTCTCTTGGGGATAATTTAAAAATGTGATATAATATAATAATAGAACTCCATAGAGAGTCATAATAATAGACTCTTTATGTTTACAAAAAAATCAGACATCACGATAGGGAAAAAAGAAAATCCAAAAGCATGCGGGATTCATGTACTCAATGTTTGTGATGCAACATCAAAACGTGCAAAATTGTTAGGATATTTAATTGAAAAAGTCATTGAAGAAAGACACAAAATGATTGCGAGTGGTAAATCAACAGGTAAAAAACTCCATGAAAATTGGATGAAATATCATTGGTATGTATCCCAATTAAATAAGAGGTTTTTAAAAAGACAATATCTGGTTCACAATGTCACCACGACAGTTGGAAGATCGGTAATAACTCAAAGATGGGCAAATACTACAACTTATACCGGAGTTGTTAATTATGGTGCATTAGGATCCGATTCAACTGCGGCCGCCGAAGCCCAAACAACCCTCGGGACAGAAGTATATCGCAAGGCTTTGTCATCCGGAACATACTCAAATAATATTGCTTATTTAGAGAACTTTTATAATGCAACAGAAGACTTTGGAACTTATGAAGAATTCGCTTTTTTTATTGATGGTGCGGCAGGAGCAGATACTGGGGTAATGCTTAATAGATTTACTCAAACAGTCGTAAAGAGTAATGTAGAAACACTCAATGTTCGTAGTACCATTACGGTAAGTGACTCTTAAAAATAAAATATATGGCCACAAATTTTTTATCAGGAACTGTAGCCGCCAATGATGACGCCACAGCCCTACAATATAACAACTTAAGAAAAGATGTATTACAAAATGCCGGTGATTACGAAACAGCCGCAGGTGATGGTGACACCGTAACACTCGCGATAGATTCTGTAATAGCCGCATATGCCGCGGGGCAAAAATTTAGATTCCAAGCCAATGCCGCCAATACAGGTGCGGTGACTTTGAATGTCAATGCGATCGGGGCGATAGCGGTAAAGAAAAATAACGATGAAGCACTGGTTGCAAATGATATTGAGAGTGGACAAGAAGTCGAAGTAACTTACGATGGTACATATTTCCAAATGATGACACCATCATCAAACCAAGAACATGTAATTGATACACTTAATGCTGGAGAAGCTATAAATGGTGGTACTTTACCAGTAGCAGTAATGCAAAATGACAGTGACAATGAATTGTATGCGTGTGATGGAAATGACACGTCATTAATGAAATTTATAGGTTTTGCAATATCAAATTCAACAGACGGTAATCCAATAGAATTCCAAGGAAGTGGTATTGTCTCAGGATTTAGTGGATTATCAGAAGGTGAAAAATACTATGTTCAAGATGATAAAACAATCGGAACTACATCAGGCACTTATGAGGTTTTAGTTGGAATTGCAATTAGTCAAACAGAATTATTGATACAAAAAGGTGGAAGGTATGCCAGTGGAACTACAACCTTAAGTGCCACAGGAAACACAACTATAACTGTTGGATTTAAAGTAAGTAAAGTAATAATTCATGGAGATAATGGTGCTGGGGCTGGTTATGGACATTCACATGGTGGTTGGACAAAATTTGGTGGAAATGATTGTTTGTTAAAAAATAATACAGGAGTAGCTCTATCGGCAACATCTTGGAAATGTGGAACTGACTCCAATTATCATAGTGGGAGTGTTGATACAATTACAGATACAGCTTTTAATCTAAACAACACAAAAACCAATGCACCTAGTAACGCACTGTTATTTTGGGAAGCAATAGGAGATTTATAATAATTAAATTATGAAAGAATTATCAATGTCATGCCCGATTAGAGGTAAAACATTTTATTGGGCAAAACAAAAAAATAGAGAGATAACAATTACTCAATATTTTGGAGAAAATAAGAATGCTCTATTTTATGGTCCGCTTGGACACGGCGGAATTGATTTTGGTGTAAGGCATATTAGGGCTCCTAAATTTGATGGAGGAACTGCAAAAAGTAAAGCCTACGCTCCAGTTATTTGTCCTTATAACGGAACAGTAATATCAGACAGAGATACCCAGTCAGACACAAAGGGCAGATACATTGAAATTAGAACAGACGTGGTTAAAATAGATGGCAAAATGTGTAAGGCCAAGATAGTTTTATTCCATATGGCTTATATAAAAAAACGAATAACCACAGGCAAAAGAGTAAGACGTGGAGAATTACTTGGTTTTACTGGGAATACAGGAGAGTGGACAACGGGGCCACATGAGCATTTTGGGTTAAAAGTTTATTGGCAAAGAGAATATGGAAGTTTTAATGACATAGGAGAATATATAAACCCAATGAGATTTTTTACATCTTGTAGAAGCACCATGTCGGGAAGAATAAACGGAGTAACTAAATACTGGTATAAAGGAAAAGAAATAACTAAAAAACAAAGAAATTTAATTCTTAAAACTTAATTGTATGGAAATTACAGCTGTCGTTTTATCAGCCTTGACATTAGGGTTAGTTCAAATGATCAAGAGTTTCGGGTTACCGCAAAAATTTACCCCGCTAATAGCTTTAGCAGTCGGTATCGGTCTTTCATTACTCGCAATGCTTATAAATGGATTAGGAGTAGTCATCTCAATATTTCAAGGGCTGATGATCGGTCTTGCAAGTGTTGGTTTATACTCCGGTGTTAAAAATAGCATTGACAAAAGATAGAAATTATGGTATAAAAGAATTGCATATATATTTTTCATAAAAAACTGCTGGTCCAATGTTGGGATCCCCCTTTGGACAGGCTAGATCGTAAGATCGTAGAAAACCGCGTTAGATAATTATTGACTATAGGGTGACAAAATATTATCCATCCAAACAATAATAATCCTGCGGTTTTTTGTTTGCCAAAAAAAGTTATCCACTCCTCGGACTTGACAATCGGCTTGATTTGTGATAGTATATAATTATAAAACATAAACAACAAATATGAAAACAAAAACCTACGGATACATCGAAGAAAAAGTTTACTTAAAAGGGTTTGTTATAGGGGTAGTGATGATCGCAATTTTATACGGAATGAGAGTAGCCCAAAACATAACAATCGAACACTTGACTAATTTTTAAAAATTTGGTATAGTAAACTTATATGAAAAAAATCTTGCAGACAATCAATTTTACAAAAAAGAATAGCCGATTTTATTGTGTGTTTTTTGCAAGACTTCACACTGTAAAATCGGCTATTTTTAATTTTAAATAAAAATATGGATATACAAAAATTCAAAGAGAGTATCCCATCAATAAGAATGGTGGAAGCAATAGACATAGCTTTAGAGAAAGCAAGTTGGTTTGACTATAATCAATTTGTAGAAGAAATTAACAAGAAGGCAATTCTAAGAAACGAAAAAAAACCAGATAGAAAAGTTCCGTATCAAGGTAGCCCATGTCGCTCAAGAAGAACAGTCAAATTTTTAATCAAGATAGGTTTTATACTCGTTGATCCGGATAGAGGTTTAAAAGTAAACGAAGATTTTATGCCATTAAGTCAAAAATAATATGGCACGTCCTAAAAAAAATACAGTAGATTACTATCCACATCAAACCAAGCATGGGAAGACTATTTTTATACTTGAACAAAAATATGGTAATGATGGTTACTCATTTTGGTTTAAACTTTTGGAATTATTAGGAAGTACACCAGAACATTATATTGACTGTAATAACCAAAGTACGTGGGAGTTTCTACAGGCGATAACTCACCTAGACAGCAATACCTGTGAAGACATACTTGAATTACTAGCAAAACTAGAGGCTATTGATTATGATTTATGGCAAGATAATAAGATATGGAGTGAGAACTTTATTGATGGAATTGCTGATGTTTATAGGAATAGACGTGTAGAAATACCAGTCAAGCCTAGTTTCTACAACGCAAAACTCCCGATAGATGACATTACTACATCGAAAAGTACACAAAGTAAAGTAAAGGAAAGTAAAGTAGATACTACTGCGGGAGCTGAAGCACCCGCTCCGCCCAAAATAATTTTTACCAAAAAAGGAGAAACCGAAGAACATAATATAGAAGATTTATGAAAAAAGTAAACAGATCAACAATACTACGAGAAAAACGTAAGAAAGCGAGGGTAGGTGGTAAAGGTCAAATAATGGCCCGACTAGCATATCATTATTTGAAAACAGCAAAAATAGAATTAGAACCCGGAGAAGTCTACGATGCAAACAAAATTGCTAGAGGGCTTGGTAATATTTATCAACAAGCAGGCAAGGACGAGGGAAAGGC